ATTCATTGCGTTTTGTACTATCTGATCTAAAGATTCTTTTTCCTCACCTGAAACCACAATCTTATCAAGGTTGTCAGATATAAGTTGTTTCTTATATTCTTTATCTTTTTTTGTTCTGAGATTTAAGTTTTTAGGTAATGCTAGTATTTCTTTCTTTTCAGGTTCTAAGAGTACGCTATGAACTGCACTACCAAAGTTCATTGCAGGTGTAGATACAAACTGTTCCCTATTGATAAAATGGAATACAGACTTCTTATATATTGTTTTAAGACCACTAGCAGAAATGCTATCGTGGGAATGGTATTCTTGGTTGGTGTCTTGTTTCTTAATCACTATATTTCTTGAGTTTATTTTTCAAATAATAGATAGAATATAAGAGTAATGGACTAGATGCTAATAATGTCCAAACATTAGGATGCCATAACTCACCACAGAAACCAAATAAATGTCTAAAAAATTCTATCATAATAAAGAAGAAGCACCCTCATCCCAAACACAATAAACCAAATTTAAAAGAATCAGGTGCTTCATAATAAAACTAACCTATAAAGTAATGAAAAAAACTAAAACGGAAGACCACTATCATTAGCAGTCTGCGTTTCAGTCTTTGCCTTTATTTTGCTTGGATCATTCCAAACAACATTAACATTCTTACCAAACTTATCAGGTTGTTCTTTTTTAGATATTCTCAACCTTACAAATTTATTACCTTTATAATCTTCTACAACGCTAGGGTTTTGCTTGATCTTATCAAGATTTAAAGTTACGTTGAAGAACTCCCCATACTGACCATTAACAGTCTTCCCACTACCTAAGTAAATTGTTTCACTCATATTATTTATTTTAAAAGTTTATTATTAATACTTTGTGCTACCTTTCCGTTAGCACACCAATAACCAAACTGTGATGCAGTTTTAATTATATCACCTTCAGTTATATCTTCGCAGTTACCACCAGTCTTTAAATTCCAAAAATCAATAGATGCTTTTAATGATGACTGTCTTATAATCTGATTTTGTGTATCATTCATAATTCGCATATTAAGGATTTAATAAAACCGATTTTAACCATTGATTCAAGTTCACTAACTTTTAGAGAACTAGGATCATTGAACTTGTTATGCAACGTCATAGGTGTCACACCCATCTTTTTAGCTAATGTTAGCTTCGTCATACCAAGTTCTTTCAATCTATATTCTAGTTGCAATCTTTGTAACATACCTACTAAGGTAGTATAAAAATATTTATTTTACAAAATTATTTTTATTTTGATATAAATTATTTAATATTGTTTCAGTAAGGAAGAAAACCCTTAATAGATATATTTATTATTTATTATACTCTTTAAAGAGAGTATAATAAATAAAATAGATATACTAATCTAATAGACATATTAATAATAAAATAATAAAACTTTTTGAATTATGAAAGAACAACAAATGAAAAACAACGCAAAGGATAAATTTAAAAGTGAGGCGATGGTTTCGTTAAAGGTAGAACAGTTAATGACGGACTTTGAAACTGCTGAGGCTACATTTAGGTTTGCTGACATATCGAGCAAAAGAAGTAAGTACAATCGTGATATAGATGAAGCGTTTTATAACCACGCTAAAAGGTATATAGAAAAACTATCTAAGCTACTGGTGTTAGTTAATGCAGGTGAAATGTATCACTTGCACCATTATAGGCAGACAGTATTGAAACACAAAAAAGATATTGGTAACATCTATCAAAAAATAAAAGACATAAAATTATGAAGGGTAAATTACAGATAGTTGATTTCGATGATGTCTTAAAAAGAGACGATGATGCTAAAGAATGTAAAGAGGTTTACGTAAATGATGTTAGGGATAAGTTAGAAACATTTTTTAAAGATGGTTATGAGTTAGGACAACCATCATATATAGAAAAGCTAGATGGTATATTCTCTTGGAGAAAAGGATTCTTATATTGTTTTAGTGGTTATCCACAATCAGGTAAGTCAGAGTTCATAAATTATGCGATGTTACTTAGGGCAAAACATTACGATGATAAGGTAGTAATGTATTCACCTGAAACAAACACCTATGAATTAATAACAAATTTAGCTAGAGCATACATAGGTAAGAATGTAAATCCTGAATTTGATAATGTCTGTACCGAAGAAGAATACAATAAAGGATTAGATTTCATACAAGATCACTTCGTATTCTTAGAGAACCAAGAAGAACTACCATCGGTTGCAGGGTTACTTAATACATTTGAAAGATTATCTAGTAAAGGATTTGATTGTTTTGTAATTGATCCGATGAACTGGTTAGTGGAATCAAATGTAGGAGAAACAAATCTTTATAATTTTTTAAAAGTATCATTGACAAATTTAAAAATGTTTGCAAAAAATTATGAGAAGATAGTTGCATATATTGAACATCCTCGAACACCAACAAGCGTAAAAGGTAAGATATTAAAATGCAATAGTTTTACTTTAAATGGGGGTGTAATGCACTTCAATAAAGTCGATTGTATGGCACTACTTCATAGAATGACAAAAGAAGATTTAGAAGATAAACTATCAAAGGGTGATTTATTAGCAAGACAATTAGATAATCTTGATAATAATATTAACTTTGTTGAGTTTGAAACAGTAAAAATGAAATCACAAAGGTTGAATGGTAAGTTAGGCAGTCAGCTTTTAGAATATGATTTTATTACTGGTAAGTTTAAATAAATAATTAATTATGACAAAAGAACAGAGTTTACAAATTTTAATATCAGTCTGCGAAAAGGCATCAAAGGCAGGTTTATTTTCATTAAGTGAATCATCTTTGGTTCTTCAATCACTTGAAAATTTCGGAGTTACACCTCCTAAAGTTGATGATATAAAACAAGATGATGTGGCAGAAGAAGTCTCAGAAACAAAAGAAGTCAAAGAGTAGATACGTTTTTACATCTGATGAATGTGATATACTTGGTGAATCAGAAAACATTTGTGATACAGTAAGAAAATTGTGGACTTACTACAAATGTGATTCACAAAGTATATTTATTGCTATATCACCTCGCATAAAAACATATCAGATCAGAGAAAAATCTATATCACTAACAGACATAAATAATATCAAAACATATAAATATCTAAATAAAGTTATTACAAGAGATGAATTTATCTTACATTTAGAATGTGATAACAAAAGGGAAAACCAAAGTAATAAGAGAAATTGAAACTTTTATCCTGCGTTATAAAGAAAAAGCTAAAGGTCATCAATACCATATAAACGATGATGTAAAATGTTACAAACGCATTTATGCACTCGCAGAACTCTTCCCAGTAAACGAGAAATATCAAAGAAGATTACCTGAAATAGAATGGCAGATAAAGCAGTTATGGTTGCTTTATTACTATTATAAACAGAGAATTGATGGTAAAAACTTAAAGTATAATCAAATCGTAATAAAATATTCTTAGTTTTGTATTATGCCAACAAAAACCAACATATTAAAAAACAACTTAATCAATGCTCTTGAAAAGCATTTGGGTGTTGTAACATCAGCTTGTAAAGAGGTAGGATGCAATAGATCAACCTTCTATAAGTATTATAACAATGATTCTAAGTTCAAAGAGAAAGTAGATGAACTTCAGAATGTAGCATTAGACTTTGTAGAATCAAAACTGTTTGAACAGATACAAAATGATAATGCAACTTCAACAATATTTTACCTAAAAACTAAGGGCAAAAGCAGAGGTTTCATCGAACAACAAATACTAGAACATAAGGGTGGGATAGAAAGCAAACTTATTGAATGGAAGCCAGTAGAAAAGAAACAGTAGAATGTAACACGCAATTCTATCAAACAGTCAATTCAGACAAAAGAATAATAGTACATCAAGGTGGTAGTAGGTCAGGTAAGACTTATGCTATCTGTCAATATCTTATTTACTTACTTACTACAAGAGAAAACAGATTAGTAATCACCATAGCTAGAAAAACATTACCTGCATTAAAAGGATCAGTATACAGAGACTTTATGGAAATTGCAGATAAAGTAGGGATCACATACTTTGCAGAAATCAATAAAGCTGAGATGACATTTAAGTATAAGAATCATCTTGTAGAGTTTATATCATTAGATAATGAGATGAAAGTAAGAGGTAGGAAACGTACACATTGCTTCTTAAATGAAGCAAATGAGTTCTTCTTAGAAGACTTTAATCAGCTATCATTAAGAACAACTGAGAAGATGATACTAGACTTTAACCCATCTGATGTAATACATTGGATATATTCTGACATCTGTACTAGGGATGATTGCGATACCTATATTACCACATTTGAAGACAATGCGTTCCTTGATCCTGAAATCAAAAAAGAAATATTAAGAATGAAAGAAAGAGATGCAGATAGGTGGAGAGTATATGGATTAGGTGAACGAGCAACCTTTAAGGAAGGTCAGATATTCGATAACTGGAAATGGATTGATTACAATGAGTTTGTTGATAAGGATAGTTCTGAGGTAGTTTATGGTCTTGACTGGGGATATAGTAATGATCCTACTGGTATTGTAGAAGTAAGAAGAAAGAATGATAAGTTGTATGTTCACGAACTACTATACAAAAAAGGATTAACTAACCAAGACATATACAATCAGATAAAGAGTCTTGGACTAGAAGAAGAATTATTCATTTGCGATAGTGCAGAACCTAAATCACTTGAAGATATGAAAAGACTTGGTTTGTATTGTAAAGCATCTATCAAAGGTTCAGGATCAGTTATGAATGGTATTCAGATCATAAAAGAATATGATGTCTTTGCATCAAAGCAAAGCAAAAACCTGCTTCAGGAGTACCAGTATTATATATGGCAATCCAATAAAGATGGTCAGACAATAAACAAAATAAAACAAAATGGTATGGATCATCTAATGGATGCGTTTAGATATGCAGTTACAACTGGACTAGCTAGAGAGAGTAACCTTATCATTGTTTAATAATTTTTAGTATTTTTGAAAATAAATTCTATATATGGCAAGTTTTCTTCAAAGAATCAGGAATGGTCTAAAGGCATTTGGTAATCAGCAGACCAATGAACAGTACAATAGATTCATTTATAATGTACTTGGAAATAACAAAATAAATAATTCACAATACAATGATGATTTCATAGATAAAGGATATAAATATAATCCAACTATATATTCACTTATTCAATTAATATCAAAGTCAGCAATAACAGTTCCATATAAAATATTTAAAAAAGTAGATGCTAGTGCTATCAAGGAATACAAAGGTTTACTATCAAATGGATTAAATGAGGAATCAGTATTCAAATCTAAGCTGATGAGAAAACATATATTTGAAGAAGTAGAACATTCTGCACTTGGTAAATTACTTGAAAGACCTAATCCTGCACAATCGTTTTCTGTATTTCTACAAGAATTAATATCGTTTGGTAAACTTACTGGTAACAGATTTGTATATGGTATTGCACCTGAGAACGGAGAAAACAAAGGTATCTACTCACAACTATACAACCTACCTGCACACCTCATAGAGATTAAGTCTGATGGTATCTTCAAACCAGTATCAAAATATACTATGATGTACAACGAAAGTAAGTACGAATTATCTGCTGAAGAAGTATTGCATATTGCAGACTTCAACCCTGATTATCAGGGTGATGGTACACATCTATATGGACAATCACCAATAGAAGCAGGAATGAGGGTTCTTACAACTGCAAATGAAGCAGTAGAAACAAATCTTAAATTCTTACACAATCAGTCTGCGAGAGGTATGCTTACACCTGACGATGATTCATTAACACCAACCCAAGCACAACAACTAAAGGATGCACTAAGAAGAAACTATCAAGGAAGTAAATCTGCAAACGATATTATGATTACTGGTAAGAAGTTCTCGTGGACAAACTTTGGTTTATCTACTTCTGACTTGCAATTATTAGAATCATATAATGCAACAATAAAAGATTTATGTAATCTATATGGTGTACCAGTACAATTATTAAATAATACAGAATCTACAACATACGATAATTATAGAATAGCAAGGAAGGTATTGTTTACTAATGCAATCATTCCTGAACTAAACAAGATCAGAGATGAGTTCAATAGATGGTTAGTTCCAATGTATGGTGAGGATTTATACTTTGACTTTGACTATAGTGCGATTCCTGAACTGATGCCTGAGCAACAACAGCTTATAGACAATCTATCTAAGAGTTACTGGCTAACAACAAACGAGAAAAGAGAAGCTAGTGGTTATGGTGTAGATGAAGATAATCCTATTATGAATGAGTATCTAGTTCCAAATCAGTTTGTTCCAATATCTGATTTAGATTTAGGTATATCTGATGATGTTACATTCCCAGTTCAAGAGGCAGAAGAAGAAGAAGATGTAATGACAGAAGATGATATGGAAGATATGATCCACGATCACGAAGAGAAGCAAGAGATAACTGCAAGGTTAAGAACTGCATTAGGAAATAAAGTAGAAGAACATAACGAAAAGGTTGGTGATGATAAAACAAAAAGAACTACAGTCAGAACATTATTTCAGGTATATAGAAGAGGTGTAGGTGCATACAGAACCAACCCTGCATCTGTACGACCAAACGTACAGAATGAAGACCAATGGGCAATGGGGAGAGTTAACTCATACTTATATGCACTTAGAAATGGTAGATTTAGAAGTGGTAAACACGATCAAGATTTATTACCTGAAGGTCATCCAATGTCAAGTAGAGATGATAAAGCAGTAGCAGATGAGGTATATAACACAAGAGAAGAAGCACAAGAGAGGGCAGAAGCAATAGGATGTTCAACTACACATACACACGAAACAGAAGATGGAATGATCTATATGCCTTGTGCTAATATGGAAGAACTAGAAGATGCGTTATCAAAAGACAAAGAAGAGGAGGAAGAAGAAGAGTATAAACAAGAATCTTATGACGATTATCCTAAATCTGTAAGAGAGAACGCTAAGAAAGCACAAGAAATTAATGAATCTTTCAATAATCCTTGTGCAACTTTAGTTGGTAAAAACAGAGCCAATGATCTCATTGCAGGTCGTGGTCTCTCATTGTCAATCGTAAAGAAAACATTTGCATATCTATCGAGAGCATACGAATATGTTACTGGTGACTACATAGATGAAAAAGATAAACCAATCTGTGGTGATATATCTTACTCATTATGGGGTGGTGATAACAAAGTATCTAGGGTTGAAGATGATCCTATGTACAAGTGGTGTAAGAGAATCATAGATAAAGCAGAAGAAGATGCCACTACCTAAACCAAGAGCAGGAGAATCAAGCAATCAATTTGTTCAAAGGTGTATGATTGATGATACATCTATGTCAGAATACCCTGATACTCAACAACGATATGCAGTATGCAGAAGTATCTCTGCAAGGAAATCAATACAAACGAAACAGAATAGAAGAAAGGTATCTACTGAATTTGAAAAACAAATTAGAATAGCACAAAAGAAGAATCTTCCTATTGCATATCAATTCTATATTATAGGATATGATAAAGCAGTAAAGATGTATGAACAAAACCCTACACCAACTAATCAAAACTTCAATACATTATTTACAGAAAAAGAAGTCGTTGATATGTACAAACAGATGTATAGACAAACTGGTCTAAGGTTCGCATATTGGTACAGAAAACATTTTAAACTATTTGTAAATAAGATGTCAGAGTTTGAATTTGAAAGATTGCTTGACAGAATAGAAAGAGGACAACAATTAACTGCACAAGAAAGAAGAAACCTAGAATCAACCATCATAGAAGGTCTTGATAGATATGCAACACAGAGAAGTAATTACTTAGCTACTGCTAAAGAAGTTACATCTGTAAATGGTGTTGCACTACAAACACTTAAAAAGGTTATTACTGATTTAACTAAAAGTGAAGACTTTATGGCTATGGGTTTAGAAGAAAGAGTAAGAGAAATATCTAAAAGATTAAGATTCAAAGCAAGATGGATGGCAAGAAGAATAGTTCAAACCGAAACAACTGCATCTGCTAACTTTGGAATACAACTATCTGCACAAGACATTTATGGTGAAGACAACTTACTTAAAGAATGGATTTCAGGTGGTAGGAATGTAAGGGATACACATAGATCAGCAGACATACAATATGGTAATACACCCATTGCATCTAATGAACCTTATCAGGTTGGTGGTTCATTATTGATGTTTCCATCTGACACATCATTAGGTGCTACTGCAAAAGAAGTTGTTAATTGTAAATGTTTATCTGTACCCTTCGTACAAGTAGATTAAAACATTAGAAAAAAAATTGTATTATTTTTGAAAATAAATTTATTATTATGAGTAAAGTATTATTTAAGCAAGGGGAGATAAGTGATGTAGATGAAAAGTTAGGAATCGTAAAAGGATATGGTTCTGTATTCGGTAACGAAGATTCAGATAAAGATATTATAGAAAAAGGTGCATACGCAAGAACATTGAAAAGTAATGGTTCTCGTGTAAAGTATTTATATCAACACGATATTACTAAACCTATCGGTAAGATGAGAGAACTGTATGAGGATGATAAAGGTTTAGCATTTGTAGCTGAAGTACCTAAAACTACTTTTGGTGAAGAAGTCTTAGAACTTATGAGATACAAAGTAATTGACGAGAACTCAGTTGGAATAATGCCAGTTAAAAAAGATTATAATGAAGATGGAGTAAGGGTAATCAAAGAAGCAAAGCTATTTGAAATATCAGCAGTAACTCTTGCATCAAATGAAGAAGCAAAAATATTAGAGGTAAAAGGCGAATCTGAAAAGATCGACTATTACACAAAGAGATTTGATAACTTAATCAAGTTAATCCGTAAAGGAAACATTACAGATGATCTTGGTTATTTAGTCGAATATGAATTAGAAGTTTTAAAATCTTTGATTGCTCGTGATAATACACACCAATCAGATAAGGAACTAACTCGTGGTAATGCACACTTAGAAACTAAGAAAGATAATATTACTTCAGATTCAATCTTTAATTATATGTTTAACAATTTAAATTCAAAATAATGGATGAGAATATAAAAAAACAGTTAGACGATGTTTGTAATATTATTGATGAGAAACTGGAGAAATCTGCTAAGTCAATCAAAGATAATGTTAATAGCGAAGTCGATACTGTAATAAAAG